CTTCTTTTGAAAGCTCGTCAATGGTATATGCTTCTATTTTGATAGTTTTCATGGTTATTTCTCAAAACTTCTCATCCATTCTGATAATACTGCTCCGGCTTCTTTCCTATCCATTCCAAACTCCTCAATTAAGTAAGGAACAGCTCCAAACATGTTAGTCTGTCCGCTTTCCCTCAGCTCGTCTAAGTAGTCTTTATGCTCTTTAGTCATATTGTTCTCTTAATCAGCTAATAATGCTTGTACTCTCTCATTATGGGCTTCTAGTAGCCCCATTTCGACCTCTAGATCCTCTCTAAGAGCGTCCACATCATAAACGACATGGCCTTGCTCCTCGTACCAATATACCTTTAATAATATTTCTTCTTTCATACCAATATACTACTACCGCTAGTTTCAAAGTCTAGTAGCGATCTGAATTATGCTGTGGAAAACCTCGCCCGCCTCGTTCAACTCTTCAATAAATAAGCCATATTGTACTTTTAAATAAAAATGTTTTCTAACTTTTGTGGCCGCTTACCTGCCCTGTCCAGTCCTGTGCCACGCCCGTCTGGTTCAATTCTGTGGCTTGTTCGGACAACAAAAAAACCGACAAGCTAGTATTGTCGGCATTTTGATTTATCTGGCTCTTTCGGCCTCTAATTCAATGCTCTAATCACCTTAAAAATAACCCCTAATTTCTTCCTCATTGTTAGCTTCCTCGGCCTCGCCTTTAGGCTGTTGCGTGGCTCATAACGCCACCGGCAAAGCTTGGAATGAGTAGAGCCACATTTAACGTGGCATATCTCGCAAGGCTCTTTTCTTGTATGCTTCTTCATATCTCGTTCTCTATCTCTTCCCTGCTTTTTGGCGTTCCACAAGCCTCTAAAAAGCGGTCTCGGTCAAATCGTGGGTTATCTTCGGCTAGTCTGATAGCCATAGCATTGGCCAAAGCTCTTCGGTCAAGCTCGCTAACATACGCTTTTATGTTCTCGGCTATCAATACATAATCTTTTTTAGTCATAAGCTTGTATGCGTTAAGCTGTCATCTGATTCAACCTTATAATATACCTTGCCATGTGATGTATGCACTAATAATAGTGTTCTATTGGCTTCTGGTATAATCTCATAGCCCTTATCACCATGAAAGGAAGCATTGTCAAAAAAGATTTTGTTATGCTTCTTTAACCTCTCCAGCGTGATAGGTGTATTGTACAATCTCATTCTAGTCATATTACATTAGCGATAAAGCCTAGTAATACAACCATTAAGACAATAAGAGTCAAGCCCTTTATCATCTCAACACGTTCTGCCCTGTTCCGGCTAGACTTCCAGTTATTGTATATCATGCTAGTAGCTCGTTTAGCTCATTGCTGATAACGTTAAACCGGGTATCATTGTCATGGTCATTGCTATCAAGCACAATGGTTCCAGCAGAGTATAAATCCTTAACCACTTCTATCGCCTGTTCTTCATTGATAGCCTCTATTGGAATAACACGGCTCAAAGTTTCCACCACCTCTATTTCATAGTGTTTCATATTTTCTTTATTTAATTGTAAATGTACCAGCACTAGCAGAAGGTAACTAATAAGAGAATACCATGCAAGGAGAAGAAGAAAAGGGTATTTAAAACTACGCTTGTGGATAACCCCTTTGTCAATAGCGTATCACTAATAGCTACTATCCTGGAGCAGTCATACCCTCAATAGGCTAATAGGCTAAATATCACCACACACACCCTCTCTCCCTGACTGAACCAGAGTTAGCCATATTCTACCAATGATGTCGTAAAATGAGTCTTGTGCGACGCATGTCTCTTATATTATAAGCCATATATTAGGAGGGGGGGGGATAGTCTAGTGGTTTTCTTGATGTTATTTCATTATATGACGTATCCCCACATACCAGATTTTGAACTTAAGGTTGAAAGATTTTCGCCCTCACGCTGGGGTATAGTATGACGTTCCCAGAAAAAACGGAAGAAGAGAACGGATCCGAAAGAGAAAAAGGAAAAAAGAAGAAAGAAGAAAAAACAAAAAATCCTACCGGAGTTCCGGGGGTTTTTGTCGTGGCTGACGCTTAGTGCCTTTTGGCTTCCTTTCCTTTATGTTGAAGTTAATATGTGAAATAAATTAAACGAAGTCAAGTGTTTTTAGTCTTGTCATGCACCAAAAAGTGTTGTCTACTGGGTTGTGCCCTATGAATCTGAATACGTTAAGCTAGGTAAGGCTCTTTTGGAAGGGAAAAGGATCGATAAGATCACCCTCAAAGGAAAGACCTATGACTTTTCGAAGAATAAAACACAGCAAGACTACATCTGTGATTTTACCAGCGACTTCTGCTTGAACGCAGGAGGTTATGGTAGTGGTAAATCCTTGGCCACCTACATCAAGATGATCCTGTTCTGTAAATGCTTTCCTGGCAACCGTGTTCTGATGGGCCGTAAAACGCTCTCAGACATCGATAGAGCTGTTTTACCCGAACTCTTTGAGCTTATGCCTGCCACTTGGTACGAACATCGGGTCAAAGATGGACTAATTAACTTCAAGAATGGTTCTCAGATCATTCTCTTTGGCCTCGATGCCATGCAGTCCGGGGGGGTAGCTGACATTAAGAAAGCTCAACAGAAACTTAAGTCCCTTAACCTCGGTGCATACTTCATTGACCAGCTAGAAGAGGTTGAATACGAAGTCTTTGAGGTGCTGAACTCCCGACTCCGAAGAAACGACGTGCCAATTAGACAAGGCAACATGAACTGCAACCCAGCTAACTTCTGGGCTTATCATTTCTTTGTAAATAAGCAAATGTGGACTGGGGAGTCCTGGGTGGATAATCCAAACTACAGGTCCCATCTCTATCAATCTTCCATGTATGACAATGCCGCCAATCTTCCCGAAGACTATATCCGCAAGCAGGAGGCCATGGGTGAAGACTATGTCCGCCGATTCGTCAAAGGTGAATGGACCACCGATGTGCTTTTGAAGGGAACTGTCTTTGCCAAAGAACATATCAACTGGCTTCAAGGCCAGATCAAGGTGCCTATCTCAAACGAAGAGGGCTGTGAAATCTATGAGAACCCAAAGCCAGGTCTTTCTTATCGCATGGGAGTTGACCCCTCCGAAGGCATTGTCGACCCCTCCTCCATCTCAGTTGTGTCTGACGAAGGAAAGAAAGTGGCGAAATTTAACGGCATGGTGCCAATCATTGGATTGGCCGACAAGGTTAAGTTTTTATATTACAAGTACGGAAAGCCCTTGATTATTCCTGAGAGTAACTCTGCCGGGGCTGCTCTTATCCGAGAGATTCGAGATTTGAAGGTCTACAAGCGAAAAGTGCTCGACCACAAGGAAGATAAGGAGACTGAGAAGCTGGGCTTCAGAACCAGCTGGGATACGAAGCAACAGCTCATTCTTCATTTCCAGCAGTTGCTCAGGGAACGTAAGCCTCATATTTATGACCGTAAGACTATTGAGGAGATGAAGCAGTTTGTTTGGAACGATGATGCCACCCAGCAGGGGGCGGGGGCAGCTCGGGGTTTTCACGACGATGACATCATGTCGACCTTGCTCGCCTTCTGGGAATTTGACCCTCGGCGAGTTGAGCAGATTGCTGTAGCTAAGGCTCGCCCCCAGACAAAGAGAAGTTTCCAGTATTCATAGTTGCACTTGTCGAAAAAGTATCGCCTAATAACGTCACATGGAAACCAACCAAACAAGTGCACTCCTAAGAACCGTTAACCGGGAAATAGAAGACTTTAAATCAAGATCAATTACCATTGTCCCGGGTCTTACTTTCAACCAGTACGACACAATTCAGACAATTCATTTTTATTACAACTCCAAGTTTAAGTCAGGTGATACTGACGACGAAGGGGATCGAAAATACTTTTTAAATATTAACAGAAATCCCTGCAAGGTTTTCTCCAAGGCCATTGACTTTGATACCAAAAATATTCGTCTCCTAACTGTTGGCGGGGGTGATCCATTGAAGACATGGTTCATGGAAAGAGACCTCAAATACTGGATGCGAGACCAGCAATTTGGAAAGACTCTCAATCGAATCTTCACCGAGCTTCCAATCTACGGATCAGTAGTTCTAAAAATTGTTGATGGAGTTCCATACTTTGTCGATCTCCGAAACTTTGCTCTTACCCAAAGTGCTGACACCATCAGCGGTGCCAACTTCGTCACTGAGACTCATAACTATTCCGTCTCTGAATTTAGAAAAGTTGCTAAGCAAATGGGCTGGGCAGATGACAAGGTAAAAGAAGTCATCCAGAAGTTCTATCAGATGAAAGATACTTCTCATATCCGACTCTTGGAGCGATACGGAGATATTGAAACCACCGACGGCGACTACAAACACATGCGACTCTTTATTGCTGATGTCGGCATTGATGAATACGATCAGAACCGACAGATGTACACTTCTCAAAAAGGAGTGGAGCTGAAACGAGAAGAATGGGAGGGACATCCTTACTGGGAATTTCACGCAGAGAAAGTTCCGGGCCGATGGCTTGGAATTGGTGTTGTCGAAACTTTGATCGAACCACAAATTCGAGTTAACGAAGTTTCTAATCTCCAATCAAAAGCTGCTTACTGGACCGCACTTCGACTATGGCAGACACGAGACCCAGCTGTTGCTCGAAATCTTTTGACCGATGCTCGAAACGGAGAAGTTCTTTCTGTTGATTCAGAGATCACTAAGGTTGATATGTCTAACTCTGACTCAGCATACTTCGATAACGAGACTGCAAAGTGGATGCGAAACCGAGATGAAATGACCTTCTCATATGATGTTGTTCAGGGGGAACGACTTCCAGCAGGAACTCCACTTGGCTCAGCTAAACTAGCTGTCACCCAAACACTTTCATACTTCGAACAGATTCAGGAGAACGTAGCCATGGATGTTAAGGAAATGCTATTTAAAGTTATCATTCCAAGATTCCAGACTGAGAACACCAAACTTCACACCCTTCGACTTGTTGGCAAAGACCTCGATCAATATGTAGCCCTCATTAAAAATGAACTTGTCTTAAAGGAGGTAATCCGTCAGGCAACAATGCAGGAACACTTCCCAACCGAAGATGAAAAGGATGCTATTGGTCTTGCCATCGAATCAAGTATCAAACAAGGTAAAGAACATCTTCTTGATATTCCAAAAGGTTTCTACGAGGGAATCAAATACGATGTTGACATCGATATTACTGGCGAATCAGTTGACACTCGAGTGCGTTCCGCTACACGCTTCGCTATCCTTCAGGCTATTACTTCAGACCCAACCATGCTCCAGGACCCAGTTAAGAAAAACATTCTTGTTGGAATGGCAGAGGACGGAGGAATCAGTCCATCTGAATTATTTAATGTAGAAGAAAAATCAGTGGAGCAGATGGTTCCACCAACAGGACGAGCCGGCGGAGGCGTTAGTGCTCCAGCCATGGGTGCTGCAGTTCCAGGACAAAACTCTCAAACCATCTAATCAAACAATTTAATGATAAAAAAAGAAGTTAAAGAAATAATGGAGCAACTCGGTAAGACCTCTTACGGGGCTGCTCTCCGAGTTTATTTGAACGAGGCTATTGCCGACCTTAAAGATATAACTAAGACCAAATCTTGGGAGGAGACTCTCGGGCGACAACTTGCTGTTGACGTTCTCGAACGACTAATGAAGGACATGGAAGAACGACAAGCCGGGGTGAACTCAAAACCAAAATTTGACTAAGTGCAAAAAGTGTTTGACTATTTTCTC